TCTAACCCAAAGCTATCACTATAGATTAAGTATTTCTTCATTTCAGTACGAATAAATAACTCAATCCATTGTTTAATTGCTTCAATCTGTGTATCTTCTACATTGCGACCATCCTCGAACACAAAACGATGTGTTTTATAGTCGAATTTGAATGACCGCCCCACTTTATGTTGTGCGTTTGTAGCAGTTTTAGTAGATTGAATGGAATTAGTGAAGTTGTAATCTGTAGGAAACATCATACCCCCTCTTTCACAATATCAACGATAAAGAAATGTTGCTCATTTTCATCTGGAATAACAAGTACTTTATCGCCAGCTTTCCATAATTCATTAAGCACTATCTTACCCTCACCCTGTGCATCGTAATCAGATTTAGGGCCAGCAGGGCAACCCTTATGTGTCATTTGTCCACTATGTCTATAAGAGTATGTAGTGATATGGTGAATTAATTGAAAGCATACATAACCATTAGATGCATCTATCGTAAACTTACCATCTCTGATAGCTACTTTCCATGGTGAAGTGCTTATAACTTCCCCTAAGCAAGCACCTATCCGTATAGGGTTAGTTCGTTCTTTGAACATGGATGCCATTTGACTGTGCCACTCTTCCATATATCCCCCTATGACATTCTAATTACTTTAGATGGTGCTTCGTTCGTGTGCCATGCGTTATTAGCATCAGAGTAGAACATAGCATGGCCTTTACTGCTACTGTTACCAAAACCACCGCCAGCACCATCTGAGATAATAACATGTTGATTATTCCCATATACAAGAATATCGCCTTTTTTAGCATAGCCGTCAAAGGCTTCTACTTTATATCCAGCGTTTTGTGCATTGCCAACTAATGTTGGTACATCTGCTACACCCATATCAGCTTGTTGCTTTAAGAATGGACTGTAATATGAACCAGCCTTAACTGCCACATCAACGCATCCATTATCACGATACACACTTTCATAGCCGTTGAGTGCGTTCATGCCAGCATCGACTTGCGTTGCATTAGCTGTGCTATTTGTTGCATTTGGTGTAACAGTTGTAGTAGTGCTTGTTGCATACTTGCTTGTATCAAGTTCTTTAGTTACACGCTTTAGATCTAATGTCATAGTATGGTTAACTCCATAATTATGTTTGCAATTCTCCACTATGAATTTATCGTGTATGTCTACTGTGTAATCATCGATTATAATAATGCGACCACTCCTTACTGTATCATCACCTAATAATGTTAGGTTTAACTTTTCAGCCACCTTATTGGTATCTTGAATTGTCTTTTTAGCAATTTGAGCGGTCTGTGCTTGTTTCTTATCATCAACCTTAACAATCTTTTTGATTAAGCCATACTTCTTGATGCTTTCATCATCTTGAATGGTTGACTTAACCGATGTACTCTTTTCTTTTTGAGATATAGCTACAATGCTATTACGCATATCTTCCATGCTTAAATCTCTTGAGTAATTGTTGATAGGTTGAGTGATAACCTTATCTAGCACTAAGTCTTTGTAGTCCTCAACGTGTACCTTGCCATCTCGGTATTCTAAGCGGTATTTATAGCCAGTTTCTTCTGTGGCTTGCTTGATAATATTCTTGATAACATCTGATACTGTTTCACCTTGATATATCTTCTTGATATTCGTCTTAATATCTGCCACATTACCCAAAGGCACGTTGTTTTCACTACATACCTTTTTGATGGCTTCAAGGCCACTAACACCATTGAATTGAATTTCTATCTCTGACTTGTTGAGATAAAAGCAGTAGTCAAAGCAAGTGTAACTATATTTGTTGGCACCGCTTTGTTTTTCTGTTACCACGATACCTTGAAATATAACTTGTTCTTGTTGCTCTTCATTCAACTTTGTTGTAGCACTCTTGTTATTGTTACTAAGTTGGTTACTAAACTCAACCTTACCGCCAATAGCAAGCCGTGTACCCATAAGGTTAAAATCAAAAGGATTATCTGCTAAATCAAAGGTAAATTCTTGACCTAATGTATCAATACCATCTGACCTTTGATAGTTGTTTGTGTAGGCAGTAATTTCACGTGTTTCAGTAACATCCTTACCATCTTTGTCTTTAGTTGTATTTGTATACTGTAACTTCATTTCTTAACCGCCTTACTATCAGTAGCCTTTGTGTCTGTAGCCTTATTTTCGCCACCAGTTGAAGATTGAGCCGTAGTTGATGTATTAGTATATACATACTCTTCAATGCCTATTGTCGCCTTAATATCTCCGACCTTATCATATGTGTATGATAGATCATTAATGACACATGGCATATTAAGGATTTCATTACCATCAGATTGAATGATGCATATCCGCATCACGGCTTTCATCTGCCTTTGTGCCTGGAAGAATTGCAAGCATTGTAATCCATCGCTACCATTACCACGAATAAATGAGTAATCTTTATTAATTGGTAACAAGATATTATCTAAGGTTAATGTTCGTAGTCCTAAAGGCCCTATGAGTTTTATATCACCCCTAAGACCATTAAAGGTTTCATTAGATTGTGGCTCACTAATAGTAGGTAATGGGTTAGGTACTACAGGCAATGTAATGTATTCATCTGTTAATTCAGAGTGAAACACAATATCTGTAGTTGGTTTTCGTTCGGCATAATCTAAAATCTTACCGACTAGACCATGTGAAATTTTATCAGCAAACTTAGTAGCACGAGTTACTGCTAACTTTTGCAAGTCAGCTTGTTTCGTCATTAAGCGTTGCTTCAATACGCTTTTAGCGTTGTCTTGAAAGCTCATTTCACACCCCCTACATATTACCCATAGCTAACATTACTTTATCTGTAACGTGTCTACCACACGCATCCATGAAATCTTCATTGCCAATCACGTTGCCTTGTACTGTTACATTGACTGTTACATTGCCACGGCCACTTGCTAATTGTTTCATGCTTTCGTCGTGTGGAATTACTTGTGATCCATTCGGTAGATTGATAATTTCGCCACGTTGATTTTCGTTGACATATGTTGCTCCACCTTTCCAGTACTCTGTACCAGTTGCATTATGTTCACCAGTTACACGGCCTATAGTATTGTTATATAGCCATGCTCCACCCTCTTTAATAGCATCGATTTTTTCGCCAGCCCATTGTAATTTATCTTGAACCCAGCCAAGCACATCCTGTGCAATAGACTTGATAATTCCAAAGTAACCATTAAAGATTTGGACTAAACCACTAAAGGCCATATCCCAGTTACCTGTGAATACACCTACAATGAAATCAATGATGCCGTTGAAGATTTGCATAACACCATCTAAGATAGGGCTCATAATTTCCATGAAGCGGTTATAGATAGGTGTAACAACCTCTATAACACCATTTACAAATTCAGTACATCCACTTACTAGGCTTTCCCACAATTCGCTGGCATAACTTGAAATTGCATCCCATACACCTATTGCTACCTCTTTTACTGTATCCCAGTTATAAATTAATAACGCAATAGCAGCTATCACGGCATATAATGCAAACACCATAGGATTTGCAATCATTAGCATATTCAATACTCTTACAATTTTTACTACAGTCATAAAGCCACTAAATATAGATAACAATATAGGTAAGATGCTAGATATTACATTGAAAGCAACGAACCCAGCTACAACTACTTTTAGAACAGGCACTAAGAACCCAAGATTATCAACACACCACTTAATAACACTACCTAAAGTGGATAAAACGCTTTTAACTACGTTCATACCTTCTGTTAGATTTGTCTTAATTGTTTCTTTGTTTTCTGTGATAACCTGTGCTATCCATGTAAATGCACCGCTAAACAGTCCGAATATGTCTTGTATTACAGGTGCAACTACAGGCATTATCGTGCTAACCATATCAATAAATGCCTTTTGCATAGGCAATAGACCTTTACCAATCGTAGCCATTAATGCTGCCTGTTGGTTCTTCATTCGTTTTAGTTGTCCATCTGGTGTATTAGCTAGTATTTCATTCTGTTTAGAGAATGTACCATTAACTATTTCATTGATAGTTGCCAAACGTTCTGCTTCTGTACCATTTTTGATGATTAGCTTTTGTGCTTCTGTTAAAGGTATCTTCATCTTAGTCAAGCCAGCTACATCACCATTAATCGCTCTACCGATTGCTTGTGATGCTAACTGTGCATCTTCTGCCGTAGCATTGATACCAAATTTACCAGCAACTAAATTAGTTAAGGCTTCAGATAACCCATCTACCTTATCAACTGGAACATTCCATTTATTAAGTTCTGTATACCCAGCACGAATAGTGCCAGCAGAGATAACCCCTACTTGACCCCATTTAGATGCATATTCGTTTAATTGCTTTTGTGCAGCATCTAGCGACTGTGCAGATTTATCATACAATGAATTGTTATTTGCCAAACTATTACGCAATAATGTTTGAGATAGTTCCGCACTTTTTGCTACATCAAGTGCTTTCTTGCCATAGTCAACAATAGCACCAACACTAGCGAATGCACCCAAGCCTGACATAGCTAATCCCATCTTACCGATGCTACCAGCAATACCTAAGAATTTGTTATTAAGTCCGTTACCGAAATTACTTAACTTATTCTTCATGGCTACCATCTTGCGTTCTGTGTCTTTTGCACTTTCCCCAGCCTTTTTCATAGGTGCAGTAAATTGGTCTTTAAGACTAAGTAATACGTTAATACTTTTAGCCATTATTGCCCCTTTCTATATCTTCCATATCCAATTCGAAGCACGCACAATAGAACGTGCGTTCTAATGGATCTAATGCAAGTAACGAGGATAATGTATGGCCTTTCTGCATATAATAGCGGAACATAGTCAGTTCCCTGTCCGCCCTTATTGCTTTTTTACATCTTCAACAGGATTTGCAATACCATACATGCCCAAGATTGCTTCACCTAATGCAGTAATATCTTCTACGCTATCGTTTAAGACTTTATACACTACATCTGTAGGTTCAGCACATTCATATTTTGCTTGTAACTCTTTATTCTTAAACAAAGGAACGCAAGCATAGATGAGTTGTACCATCGCATCCATCACCGTGGATAGCGTTGCATCTTGCTTAATATCGTCCATAATACGCAATACTGTTGGTAGTGGTTGATGAATTACAGTCAACTCACCGCCTAAACCTTTTACATATACATCTTTAGATTGAAAACCCTCTTGCATATTTCTGTTAAGCAAATCTTCAAGTTGTAATTTAGCCATATATTATCCACCTCACATTAAAAGGAAAGGCGATGCATTAAGCACCGCCCATATATTAAAGAATTAAGTCTAAGTAGTTGTAATCAGCAAATTTGAAAGGATAGCTTTCTTCTTGTACCTTTTTGTTTTCAAAACCATGTGTTAATTCGTCCAAAGTAACACCAGTTAGTTCAATACGTTCAGCACCATTTACATCTGGGTCTGTTAATTTAGATACAATTTTAATATCTGGTACACTACCATTTTTGATTTTACCAGCAATCTTTTGTGCTACACGGCTATCGATTTTGTGAAGTACCAATGTTCCTGCACCTTCAAAACCTACTAAGCGTTGATGAACACCCATTTCGCCATTAATGTCTACCGCTTCATATTTAAGGGAGATTTTAGCTTCAAAAGATTTAACATTTGCATATAACTCGCCATCAATCCATACCTTACCGAATTGTCCACGTAAGATTTGATTGTGGATGTCTTTACTTGCCATACTTTACCCCCTTATTCCATAGTAATTTGGAAGGACAAATCTTCCATAGCATCAAGAATTTTTACTTTTGCAGCAATGAATACAGTAGATTTGAAAGACATTTCTTTAACTTTCGCTTCATCCCAATCTTCTGCTTCTGTTTTTCCTACAGATAACCACGCTTGTCTTTGATTTTCTACATCAACAAATGCATGATTGTCATATTCTGGATCTAGAATTTCACCGTTAACTACTTTAGTTAAAGATTTAAAATATGCGTTTACAGAAGAAATAAACAAATATTGGTTATCCAAGTGGTTTTTATACTTGCCTACATAGTATTTTTTAAATGTAGAGTACAAATCCTCTTGAATTAAGTCCATACTTTCAACGATGATGATTTTACGCATATCTTCTGTATCAGTAGATGTGAATGTAGTCAATGTGTTAACACCACGACCTACACGCACTACGTTATCTTCATCATCATTGATGAGCAATAGCCAACCTTCATCAGTCCATTTATTTACATCTTTTTCTGCAGTAACATAAGAGTTATCTACATAGTCTAAATCTTCCAATTCATAGTATGTGATACTGCGGTTCATTGGTAAGTTAGCCAAAATAGATGTAATACGTGGTAAATAATCGGTCATTTTGACATTAGTGCCTGCTGCAGCATCAGCTTCATGTACAAAATTACCTTTCATATTTACAACGTGTTTATCATCTGCCACCGCTACATTAGCAACTACGCATTTAACTTTGCGACCTTTAGAAATAACATTACGGCTTTTAGTGTAAGACACTAAGTCTGTTTGCCATTCTGCCACAGTAGTACAAGCCCAGTTATATTTAATGCGGTCTAATACTTGTTTAATATCTGCAAATGCAGTTGTTTTAGATGGAACGTGTAACACTACTACCTTGTTCACATTCACATAGAAGCAACGCTTCAACAATTTAATTGTATCGGCATTGTATTTTTTATCAGTTATGTCTGCTTCAAATTTGAATACATCATAACCAATTTCAGTTTGTTTATCGTCTTTAACGATAATTAAAGCAGTACCACGTTCAGAACGTAATACTGCGGATACTGCCTTTTGTAAAAAGACAATATCGATATTTGGTAAGCCAATCGCCATGTTATGCTCCTTTTACCCATTAAAAATAGCACCCACATATGGTGGATGCTATAACTATTGTTCTGTTGACTTTTGCAACTCTCCGTTGACTGACAACTCTTCCATGTAAGGTGCATCTGCTTCTGGTCTGTTTTGATAGATCGTTACATCAAAGTTAGTGATATATGACATATCAGCCTTATTGATTG